GTCGAAGTCAACGGTGCGCCGCAAAGCATCTCGTTGCTCGACCTCGCCGGCCTGTCGATGGACCAAATCGCCGAAGTTCGCGGATTCCCGCAGGCTCCGGAAGGTGTGGCCGAATGGAAAATCACGGCAGCCGAAGTTGGCACCGGCGAATTCAACGACAAGGCTGCGGGTGGCAAGGTCAAGCGACCTTACATCCAGTTCGTCTGCACGGCGCAGGCGTACCGCACGGTGAAGGACCCGTCGCTCAATCCGGCCGACCTCGTCGGCATGGAACATCGCGAACGGTTCATCATCAAGGATGTGCTGAAGGACCTTGGTCGCGCGAAGGCGTTCATGGTTGACGTTGGCCAGACCGGCAGCGGCACGCTGGAACAGCTGGTTCACAACTGCATTGGTCTGGAGTTCGTGGCGGCGGTGAAACACACCATCGACCAGAACGACAAGGACAAGCGCTACGCCAACTTCGTGCAGTCGACCATCGAACCCAACACGGGTGCGGCGATTCCGGGGATGGGCATGGCGCAGCAGACGATGCAGACGCCGGCTCCCGCAGCGGCACCGGCTCCCGCTGCGCCGGTGGGTGGCTTGATGCTCGGCGCGCGGTAACACGCACGTCGTTTCTGCCGCAGGCCAGCGAGCTGGATTGTTCGCTGGCCTGCATTCATTTCCGCCGGAGGCGGCCACCCAGGAAAGTCAAATGATACGAAAGCGTCAACATAAATCATGGCAAGCGCAATCATGCGTCGTTCCATACTGGCGTTTGATTCAGTTGTTTCGGAGCACAGCGAAGCGCACGCGACGATTGAATCAAGCGAAGCGATATAGAACGATATTGCCGTTCGTAATGGAATTGCGACGCAAAACATATCCGAAGTGGTGTGACTAATGTTAAAAGCTCGCGCAAACGACCACCGAGTAATCGTCGCAACACTCGAACATGCAGGCGCAGTGTGGGAAACACACAAAGTTGAAATGCAAATCAGTGCAGAAATGCTGCTCGTGTTGCGTGAGCATTGCGTGCATATGTGCAAACTTCCATGTCGGTGCAAACAGATTCCGTGGGCGTTTGGATATGTGTATGCGTTCAAATTTTCAGACGGTACTGTGTGGGATTGTGATAATGGCTGGAGGGTCAAGCCTGTGAAACTGCGACTTGAAAATGATTTGCCGGCAGAGCCGGACCGTGCGCTCGCGATGCAGCAACTGGCAGATGCGTATTTGCAGTTCATGCAGCAGCGCATTGTTTGTGCTGCGCAAGGGTTGCATGCGGTTGTCGATGGCTTCACGCTGATTATCGAAGACAATCAAACCGACAAGCTAACCAAGTTTCGTTGTGACCCATGATTGATTCGTCAACGTTTCGCAACGTGCTCGTTGTTACGAGCAAGACGTTCACGTCTGGATTCCAGTTGCAGTTCGAGAAATATGCGAAGCTCGCAGGCTTGCCTGCGATGGGCTTGCGTTACGAGCGTTCGCTCACAATGGGCTATGCGATTCCGGCGGCCAACAAAAAATGGAAAGCGAATCCTGCGATGCAGGGATTGTTCTTCAAGAACTTGAAAGACAGTATCATTCGTGCACGTCCAAAAATAATAATAATCAATGACCCAATCGCAGCACAATACATCGTCGGCAAAGAACTGCCGCTCGGTTTGTTGCGCGGCGGTGTCTATTTCATCGATGGAATTCCGGCCATCATGATTGACGATTTGCGCACACAGGGCGGAATGCCCAAGCTCAAGGCCGTCAATCACTTTGCTTTCATGCTATTGAAAGATATGCAGAAAGCCAAAAGGTGGTACGATGGAACCCAGCGACGAGAGCCTCAGTTCAATCTACACATTCTGGATTCCGCCGAATCACTCGTGGAGTTTAAGCAAGCAGCGCGAAATGCTGTGCTTATTGGAATGGATTTGGAGACGTTCGGCGCTGGAAAATCAGCATCTATCAGCGTCTCTGGCTATGCTTGCCTCCAACTTGATGGAACCGTACTTACGTACGTACTTCCACTCATCGAACCCTACGGAGCAACTGAGCGAATCGAAGGATATCGTGCTGTATCGTGGATAGAAGATGCGTATCTTGCGATGCGCGAAGTCCACGACATGGCGCCAGACAAAGTTCTCCAGAACGGAGGGTATGATGCGAATTACTACATCAAGTATCGCGTTCCGCCGCGCAATTGGACGCTCGACACCTGTGTTCTTTTCCATTCGCTCTGGCCTGAAATACCCAAACGGATTGATTTCATTGCGTCATTGGCGGTCGACCACTATCGCTATTGGAAAGATGAGGGTAAAGAGGGGGACAAGGACGACGACAACGATACTAAACTGCCTCGCACCTTTTCAGATTGGCACAAGTATCTTCAATATAATGGGCTCGATTGTCACTATCTCATTCCCTGTGTGGCATGGGAGCTTGCCGTATTGCAGCAAGCGCCTTGGGCGAAAACCAACTATCGTATTTCCATGCGGCAAGTTGTTGGTCCAGCAGCAGCTATGTCGATGCGGGGCGTACCTGTCGATAAGGAAATCCAAGTCGGCCTTACGTTTACCAATCAAACGGCGTCGGACAATGCGCTCCGTGATTTACAGATAATGACTGACTGGGCCGAATATAACCCCGGCTCACCAGACCAGAATGCCAAACTCATTTACGATATCTTGCGTGCCGAACCGTTGAAAAAACGTGGCGCCAAGAAAGGTGAACCGAATCGCTCGACCAACGAGAACGATTTGGAAATCATTCGCACGCAGCATCCATTGCTTGACATCGTCATCCAACGAATCTGGGATTATAAAAAGCCGCTCAACAACGTATCCAAGTACGGCGACGGTCGTTTGTATTTGTTGAATGGTCGTTGGATGTACAAGCTCAATCCAATCGGTACTGAGACCGGCCGGTACTCATCCAAGAAGCACGACTTCTGGATTGGTACGCAGATTCAAAATCCGCCATACGAAGTACGCCCGATGGTCTGTGCCGACCCAGGTTACGTGCGCTGGCGTGCTGATTTATCCAAAGCAGACTTCTGGCACACAGCGTTTGCTTCTCTCGAACCCCGCATGTTGGAGATTGTACAACGTGAAGATATCGACCTTCATTGCTGGCATGCGGCGCAGTTCTTCAAGAAACCCTATGAAGAAATTTACGCAGCTTACAAACGTAAAGAAGCCTGGGTTGTCCATTCCACTGAAGGCTGTCGTCAAAACACCAAGCGTATTTCTTATGGCGCTAATTACCTTATGCAGGGGTACACCCTATACGTTACAATTATGGGTAAAGAAGCCATGGACGCAACCGCCCATCAGATGGGTCGCGATACGCGTGGGTGGACCGTGCGAGACTATGCCAAATTCGGCGACGAGCTTATCGATTACTATTACACCATCATGTATCCAGGCCTCATTCCGTGGCTTGAGCGTCGTGCGCATTATGTCGCAACCCATGGGCAAGTGGAAACTTGCAGTGGCGGCCGCACTCGTTTCTTTTTCGGAGACGTGGCGACTGATTCAGCTGCTCAGCGAGAACTCGCAGCCTTCTATGGACAAGGAGGAACCGCAGGTACGGTCAATACTGCGCTGGACGACATTTACTATAGCGGCGTTGATAGACCCGAGCTGTTCGTGGAGTATCAACTCCATGACGAACTCGGTGGGCAAGTCCGAATAGATTGTCTTGACCAGCTTGCGGAGATTAAACGCCGCATGGAAATCAAGAACGTCTACAACGGCCGCGAATTCACAATTCCCATCGAGATGGAAGTCGGTCATGGCTGGGGATTCCGCATGACTGAATGGCATCCCGGCATAACCATCAAAGAAATTGACGAGGCAGATGCAAAATGGCGCAAGAAGAATCCAGAATTATTCAAGTCTTTGAGCGAACAAGTGTTGTCTTTGTGAATGGTCCGCCGCGGTCAGGCAAGGATACATTCGCGGGACAGCTCCGTGAAATTTTGTCAGTCAGCATGATGGCTCGGCGCGCAGGCATGGTGCCGATTCCAATGAAGTTTGCTGAGCCAATCAAATCGGGCGTGCGTGCAGCATTTGCTTTGTCATCCAATCAAGCCATGGCCGATTTCGAAACACCAGCAAAGGATGTGCCATCGCCGCGCTATTATGGCAAGACGCCTCGCGAAGTTCTCATCTCGTTCAGCGAGCATTGGCTTAAGCCAGCTTTCGGCAACAACATCTTCGGCCGCCTTGCACTGCATCGCATGGAGCGGCAAGCAACATCATATCCTGAAGCCGTGTTCATCTTCTCCGATTCCGGTTTCCAATCCGAGTTCGCTGTTGTGTATGACGCATTCAAAGCTGTCAACAATTTTCGCATGTATGGTATCCACATGCATCGCGAAGGTTGTACGTTCGCAGGTGACTCGCGCAGCTATATTGATTTTCTGGGTGCGCGACATTACAACATTCAAAACGATGGCAGTGAATTGCAGTTGCAATCCATCGCACGCACAATTGCAGAAGACATCATCGCCAATCAATAACACCCACCAATAAAAACGACTGCTGCCGGGGATGTGTCATGGCAATTGACGTGGAGAAACTTCACAATGGATTCCTCAAAAAGCACCTTGCTTACGTCGAGCATACAGAAGCGCCCGCGCTCTTCCACATTTGGGCAGCGCTGGGCTGTGTGTCTGCTTGCATGGGCCGACATTTGTACACCGAAACGGGAATCGGACGAAACTACGGAAACATGTACATTCTCCTCGTCGGACCTCCCGCAACTAAAAAGTCTTCTGCAATCCGATTCGCAACTACTATCATGCGCGGAGCGACATCTGTTCGATTCGCTCCGGATGACACTGGAGGTCAGCGACAGGGTCTCATTCAGGCCATGCTTGATGAGGACGAGGAGAATCCAGACGAAGCTGACCGACTCGAAGTCGCAATGGCAGCCGACATGGCTACGCTGGCTGATATCGAAATGTCACTCGGCCGTCGTGAAAACAAGCACCACATGTTTGCGAATGCTTCGGAGTTTGGGTCATTCATAGGTTCGAATGCCAGCGATTTGGCGCGCTTCCTTATCAAAGTTTACGATGGCGAGAACTATGTCTACAAATTACGAGCGGTTCAAAACACTCTTGTTGACCCACTCCTCGCTATTCTCGGAGGCACTACCCCCGCAGACATGGCAACTCTCCTTCCTGCAGAAGCTATTGGACAAGGCTTCACTTCGCGAATCATCCTTGTCTATCAGCCAACCAAGGGGAAAATCGTTCCTCCAAGCTCAATGCGCCTTGATGAATCTTTGGCAATCGAACTTGCCGAAACATATCGAATTGTCTGGACAGGTATGGTTGGACGAATGGAGTTTGATTCCGACGCCATCGGATTTCTTGACCGTGTCTATCGCAGCGACCACAAAATCGAAGACGCGCGGTTCATTTACTATCTTGAGCGACGAGATTCCCACTTGCGAAAACTCTCCATGGTCCTCGCCGCCGCACGACTCTCGATGCGCATTACCATGGAAGATGTATACGATGCGGAATATTTACTCCGCACTGTTGAGCGATACATGCCCGAAGCGCTCGGCGAATATGGATTATCACCACTCGCAGTTGCTCGACAGAAAATGTTGGAGTATCTCCGCCATGCAGGCGAGCCTGTATCCGAGCGATTACTCTGGGCAATTATGTCGAAAGACATGAAGCTCATCGATTTTCACAACACGATTTCTTCTCTTGCCGTTGCGGACAAAATCACCCCAATCGATGCAACCCTTAACGGCAAAGCCACGCGCATGTACATCTACAATGACATGAAAGATGACATGGCGAAACTCGACGACAAGCTTCTCGATGAGTTGCTTGCCGGCGATATCATCACAACCAGCACGAGGCATTGACGATGACGACAGTCACAGATTTCGAACACCAGGCAATGGTTGCAACGCTCGCCAAAGATGGCGAAGAGATTCTCAAATCGCTCACGCCGAAGAAGTGCGATGCATGGCATCATGCAACTGGCGTGTGTACAGAAGCCGGCGAGTTGCTTGACGCAGTCAAGAAGTATGTTATCTACAACAAAGCCATCGACCGTGACAATGTTGTTGAAGAACTCGGCGATATCGAGTTCTATCTGACAGGCATTCGTCAGAACCTTGGCATCACACGTGTCGAAACACTCGCAGCCAATATGGCCAAACTCGCCAAACGTTATCCCAATTTCCATTACACCGATACGCGTGCCCACGAACGCGCCGACAAAACCTAATCCGCGCGGAGCGCGCCACTCAAAAACACAACCTCAAAATTTACCTCCAACATCAATTTCACAAGGACCAATTCCATGTCCGTCACATTCGACATCATGATTGACATCGAGACGCTCGCGCTGCATCCGCAATTCGCGTGGATTTTGAGCGCGGCTGTCGTGCCATTTTGCACCGATGGGTCGCGGCCGCCCATTTTGGAATCGTGGCCGGCGTTCGCAATTCGTTTCGGCGATGATGTGCGCGAGCACCCGCGACAGATTCCTCGTGTCGTCAATAGCTCGACGCTGTTGTGGTGGTTTGACGATGCACGCGCAGCGGCTCGCAGCGAGCTGGCGAAGCTCGCTGAATTTGAATACACCGAGGGGTTGCAGCGGGTAGCGGATTACATCGCGGCAGCAGACAACGTCTGGGCGCGCGGCCCGCAGTTCGATTTATCGAACATCTGGATGCAGTGTAGTATGCGGGATATCGAAATCAAAAAGACGCCATATCAATGGCGCGATTCGCGGTCGCTGAGCGATTTGTTTGGCAGCAAATCCTATCGCGAATTCATGGAGCGGGCGAACAAGTGTCCGCATTCGGCATTGCATGATGCAGTCGCCGAGGTGGAGTTCGTGCAGTTCATGCACATTTTCATCAGCGAAAACATGGACAAGTCGTTCGCTAAGAACGCGAGGCATTGAGCAATGCTGCTCGCATTCTGCGTCACGCTTGCGCTTGCTGGCTTTGCCGGCTATTGCATTCGCATGCTGATGGAGCGCACGCATTGTCCGCATTGCGGACAGCAAATTAACTACATCGATTAAAAAGCACCGCGTAGCGCCACCGGCTTGAGCGACTACGCGGCGTCCCAATCCCGAGGACCAAACGTGAAAGTGTACAAAAACATTTTTCGTGTCGGCGATAAATGGCACGGCGAGCTGCTGGAAATTTGCGAAGAAACAAATCAGCTCGGGCGTTTCACTATCGTGACAACATCATCTTGGTTGCTTTGCTGGCTCAAAGTCGAGTGGCGGCATTTCATGTGGGAGTATCGCAATGCCACACTCGACATTTGATGCCTATCTCAATCGCGCTCTAGGTACAACAATCGCGCCAGCCGATTGCCATCGTATGACCGTTTCAGAGCTTTCGCAATCTCTTGAGAGGATTGCGACTGTGTTGCAGCAAGGATTTGCGACTGAAAATATGTGCGAAAATTACCTGCATTCCCTCCAGCTTTTAGATAGCTGCTCAACGCGCCTTCAACAGTGTCCTCATCGAGTGTGCCATTGCGCAAGGCGGATTGCAGGGAATCTCCCATTCGAGCTTTCAGTTCTGATTGAACTCGCTCGGTCGCACGATTCCGTACGTTCTCTTGTCGCATCTCATCCGTCATCAAAGGCTTGAACCCGAGAACACGCGACGCGATACCAATTCCCGTCCGCGTGTTTTCTTCAATGAGGGACATGTTATGGTCAAGCGCGTGACCCAATCCAAGCTCAATGCTGTTGCTAAGGAGCTTGTTGATGTTAGCGGTTGCAAGTATCTCACCCACCTGTTCGGGAGCGAGACCCTCGTTCTCGATAACGGAATCCAACACCTTGCCAAATGTTTGACCTGCCCGTGTGAGCAAGCGGACGCTCGCGATGCTTTGGCCGGAAAACCCTTGCTGGAAGGGCAAGCCAACACCTGCACGTGGCGCGACGCTTATCCCGTCTTCGGCGCCAAAAAGCCGCGGAAGATTGCCCACTGTTCCGTTCAAAAAAACGTCTGCGCCGGTATGACCCATTACTTCATTCAACCGGTCGACGACGTTGAACGAACCGTCATAATTGTCCATGAAAGTATTGGTGAAAGCTTCCCATCCGGGAAGTGATTCCGAACCAAACAGCGAAGCTTGGAGGCCAATTTGAAGAGCACCGGCGCGAACCGATTTACTCTCCACCATCTGCACGATGCGCTGGAGATAGTTCCACATGAATGTGGTGAACAAGCCCAGCGGCATACCTGCTGCCCCTTGGAAAATGGCTGGGCGATTGGACGGGCGGAAGTCCGCGATAACATTGTTCGACTGACGATGTGCGAAGGCCATCGCCGCTTTATCCTCCAACCCAAGACCATCTTTCCCAATCTTATAGAATGTCATCCAGCTGCTGGCGCGGGCAAAACGTTCCGATTTATCTGTCAAGATGCTGAGCTTATTGGAGGCCCAACGCGCCAAACCTGGCACGAATTGCTCGCCCGTTCTAGCGAAAATTTCTACCTGCTCGGCGGCGAACTGGTCGAAGTAACCCAGCCGCGCAGCTTCTCGAGCGACGCGCCGCCCCTCCTCGCTGAAAGCGAAATGCGTGCCGGTTGTGATTGCTTTCGCGGGCGAGAAGTATGCATTATTCTTTGCTGTGACTGTGCCGAATGCACCGATGCGGCTCGCCCACTGTTCCGCAGTCTCGCCCGCTTGCTGTTTGAGCATGGTCACAACTGGCGGCAATGTCGCACCAAGCGACAGCACGTTGATTGCCGCCATCCCGATATCGCCCATGCGAATCGTCAATGCCGTTGTGATTTCATTAAGTGCAGCTGCATGTCGCTTCAAGTCAACTGGACGCGTTGACGTCACTGCTTTATCAATGTAATTTTGCACCGAGGTATATGGTCTATGTTCCGGAGCGAAGCGCTTCTCGACTTTCTCAAAACTCTTTTCAGCTCGGACACGTTGCTTGCCAACGCCCGGGAACACATCTGTGAGACGGTCGTATGCACCCTGCACCAACCGGTCATAGACGCTCTCTGTCGTGAGCAACGTGCGCCCAACGCTCGAATCAGCATCAAGATTTTGAACGCCGGCGATGCGACTCGTCAACTCGTCATATATAGTGCGCCCCTTTACGCCGGACGCAGCACGTTGACGTTTGAGGTACTGGACCTCTGGGTCGAAGATGGTCATGCGGATTTCACGACCAATGTCACTGTATTGCTTCAAGCTGGATTCGAGAATCTCCTTGAAAGCCTGCTCACCTCGCGTAACCGTTTCACCGAAGGCCTTGCCGGTCCGCGGACCTGTCTGATTCTTCGTTTTGGAAAAGTCACTCAGTTCAAAGAAAGCCTCACTGCGAGCGGAATGGTAACGTTCCATCGTATCTTGTGAGATAATCGACAGCTTGCCACCGCTGAGGCGCACTTCATTTTCGGCGCGCTTCAGCACTTCCGCATCCGTCACACCCGACACAAGATTACGCACCTTGCCTGCGTTGTCGACAAGATACATAATCTTCTTGTTCGAAAAATCGGGCGCTGGAATGTGCAGCGCACGCCGCTCAATCGGCGCCTGACCTTTTGCAGCTCGCACAGAATTCACGCCCGCGAGCGTTTCGTCGCTGATTGCCGAAAAGCTGCGCACCGCATTTGCCGCTTTCTCTGTCATCGTTGCGGTTGACCCCGCACGATTTGTATACGGCATCAATATCGGTGTCGAACCATCGCCGACCACATCCTTCCATTGCGACCCAGGAAACATGGTTTCCCAAATCCGCTTGTTTGTTCCATGGTCGGCGAGGCGCACCTGAAACATCTTCTCGCCAGTCGCTGTTGTAATTTCTTCAAATGGCTGCTTTGCATCCACAACCCAACCAGCGCCCAGCGAATGCCGCATGGTCATGAATGAATCCAAGTCCACTTCAGCGCCGCGCGCAAGCAGCGCATTGAAATGTTCCTGGTGCGGCATCGCACCTTCGATACCGAATTTCTTCGGATTCAACAACCGCTCCATGTGATTGTCGACAAGCTTGTCCATCATTTCGGTAACGAAATCGAAGGGCTTGAATGCCGGAGATTCACGAAAACGATGCGATTGCTGCACCAAATATTTCGAAATCGCCCCTTCAATCTCGTTGCCATGCACGAGCGTCGTGAGTTCTTTCTTGGCCTGCATGATGGCGGCCATGTTGTCATCGATGAACTGCATCATGCTGGCAACCGTGGGCGATTCGCTCGCACGCAGTTTGCTCATCTGCCATTCACGCGTAGCCGCCATCGATGTCATCAAATCTTCAACGTTGATGCCGGCACGATTGTCGTTGTTCTTCATCATGGCAATGACCGGCTTGCGGTCGCGCGCCATGTTGAGCATGTTGCCAGTCAACGCATGCAGCGGCTGTTCCGGCCCTTCGAATTCATCCATGCGCTTGAACACGCTGCGCAATTCATCCATGCCGGACACAACATCAGTCAACGCAACTTTCTGGTCCGGCAATGTTTGCGATTGCATGAATCGCACAGTCGCATGATTATCTGTCGGCAGGTTGAGCGAACGCGCGAGATTCTCGAGACCTGATTTGCCGCTGAATTCATGCGGACGCCCGGCGCGCTGCGCCGCACCAACTTCCTGCCAAATCGTTTGGAACGCATCGAACTTCTTTGCAAAGCTTGCGAATTCCAATTCATCGACGTTGCGGAAATTGTTGAACTGCACGTAGTGCTGCTTTGCCAGCGCTAGCTTGTAGTCAAGTTGTGTGAAATGCATCGCATCCACATCACGCTTGGTGATATTTGCCAGCGGCTGAATCACTTCCTTGAATTGCGTGTCCGGATTGACGCGCTCAAGCGACCGTTGTAGTGTGTCCCACACAGCCGTCTGCTGATAATGCGTCAGCGTCTGGAAGCTTTCATTGGTGAGCCGTTGACTCACACCGCCGGTTGCTTCGAATCGCCCCTGGTCGTTGACACGAAAATCGATGAAATCCGGGTCGTGCAAATGCACTTCACCGTTCAAGAATCCAGTAATGTTTTTGTTGTCGGCTTTGGCAATTGTTTCGCCTTCGCCTTTGAGACGAAACTCACGCGTGCCATCTTGGAACATGCGGCCGCGGCCTGTCAATCCGCGAGTTGTTCCATCAATCTCAACAGCCACACCAACGGTGCGAATCGCATCATCCGAACGGCTCTGCGATTGCGCGACTTTGTTGCGCAGCCGGTCAAGACGTTCTTGTTGCTTGACCGTCAGCTGGTTACCCGCAGCAGCAACTTTGTTTGCCTCATCATTCATGAGCTTGAAATCGCTGGCATCAGCTTTGGCTGTTGCACCCAACGATTCCGTGTAATCCTTGAGACGCGTTGGCAACGAATTGACCAACTCATCATCCCATGTTTCATACGACAGCAAATTGTATCCGATGCGCGGGTCTTGCTTGTACGCATTCAACACAGTTTTGATTTCGGGCGCATCGACATTTTTGATATCGACGCTGTGCGTCACACCCGGCAGCGGTGAATCTTGAAACGCCTTGACTGTAAGATTCTTCAGCGTCTCTTCTGTCGCTGTGATGTTCGCCGCCATCGCGGAGCGACTTGCGTCATCCGCTTGCGCGAACGCAGTCTTGGCTGCATCCTGCTGCCGCCACAACAACTCTGCATGCATGCCGATAGCAGGGCCGCGCATGCCTGGAATGTTGCTGACGACGTCGCTCATGCGGAGGCCTGCGTCTTTGGCAGCGCGGGACAACGGCTCTTCGAGAACGGCGTTGACGCCACGCACAAAATCACGTCGAGCAATCAAGCCGCCGGCGGCACCGAACAGCAAATTGGTGCCTGCGCCAAACACAATATTGTCAACGACGCTCATTTCTTCTGGAAACAAGAAATCGCTGGAATGCATGCTACCGGCGATTGCGATATCCGCCGCAACGCCTTCGATGACAGTGTCCGCAACGCTCCGCAGAATGCCTGCTTTGCGTGCAGCCATAAAGCCGGGAATTTGTTCGATGTTTGCAATGCTGGTTGTTTGCGCTACGCTGCGCAGCTTTTGAAACGTCTGCTCAAAAATGGCAGCGTTCGGCGCGCCCGTCGAAAAGAATTTGGTTGCGCCTTCGCCAAACAGTTTGGTTGCGCCTTGTGCAAGCCACGACCCCTGCCGTACCGCTTTCATAGCAATCATGCCGGGTACGAATGCGCCCAGTAAATCACCAGCTGCGCCCAACCCCTTGCGATGCTCGACAAAAAACTGCCCGAAATCCGGCAAATTTTTCTGGAGATAATTCTCCATGTCGTTCTTGTCGACAATGCCGAACGATTCCATGAACGTGTCGGCGCTTGCCAAAACCGTGCCGGGAATTGACATGAGCGCGCTTTCGAGGAAGCCGCGCTTCACATGATTCAATTGCTCTTCTTGCCCAGCAAGTACATTGAACGCACCAGGTCCGGCAACAGACCCTGCCAATTGTTCGGAAAGCGGGGCGCCGATTTCGGGAAGTGTCAAAGGCATTGCACGAACTCCATTGTAATTTTACGTAATTGTCGCAACGGCTGTTAATTATTGTAATGCCCGTATTGACGCGTATCGTTCTTGAGCTCGCTGGGCTGGCGGTCGAGATAGAACCGTTCAGCAAATCCGGTATGTGCGAAACGTCCGAGTGCGGCCATGCTTATATTGTAATCATTCAAAATCGCACTGCGAAGATGGTCCATCGGACGGTTGTTGTACAACACCGCATTAATCGCAGCCTTCACTTCCGGATGGCTGCCTTGCGTTGATGTTACTCGTTCGATGGTTGGCTTGATAGCTTGAAACACAGCTTCCGTATACATGCGCGGATTACCGCCACGCTTCTGCAATTCTTCGCCTGCTTTCTGCATGATGACAACGGAATCAAATGTGCCATCCGGAGCTGTCAAATCACGTGACCCTGCCCGAATTTGCGCAGCAATAACATTCAATCCAACATTCTCAGCCGCTGTTGCATACGATTCTGTGATGGCTTCGCGCAAGATTGGTGCATTCATCGCAGCCAGCATGGCAGGGTCCAGCCCGGCGAGTTTCAATTTGTCCTCGTCAGTCCGTGTCTTGCCCGTCAATGCCATTTCCAGCATTTGCTGGCCTGACATCTTGTTGCCTTTTTCCGTGACGAAGTTCGGCGTCCGAATCTTCTCATTCCATTTGGCAATCGCCGAATTGTAACTTGCTGAAGACGTTTGTTCGTTGGCAGCAATCGACGGCAACAGAATATCGAATGCTTGTTCTTGTCGAACAGTTCCAGTATTCGATGTGTAGAACTGTTCCACGGCTGCCTTGCGGGCGCCAGTCATGTGCGCTGTGCGAATCTTGACGACTTCGTCCTGCACCCGCTTCATTGTAGCGTCGGCACGAGCGCGCGCTTGGTCACGAATTGTCGGCAGCTGCGAATCATCAACAGCTGTGTCCAAATCGTGCAAAGCCGAATTGATATCCGGCCGCAGATGCATCGGATAATCTTGATTGTCGGCAATTGCTTGCACGCGTGTATGCAAATCGGTTGCGGCATCCGCGCTGATGCCAAGCGCACGTTCAAGCACTGCCGACCGCGCATGCAACCCATCTTCCGCTTGCTGACCCAAACTCGCCAAATCAGCTTGCCGTGTATCAGCTTCGGTTTTCTTGAGCATTTCTTCTTGCACGCGCGCAAGCGGCACGCGACCCAGCGTTCCACCCTTGCCATCAGGAATATCAACAACGCCATTTTTCGCGTTGGTTGCAAGGTCGCTCAATTCCGATGTTCCCATCGATGTGAGGTACAAATTCAATGCGCTTTGCTGTTGCTCCGCAGCAGCTTGTTTGCGCGCACCTTCAGCGGCTGCACGTGCACCCTGTTTGTCTTTCTTGACCGCAAGGAATTCATCAGCCATGACACGCGAAATGAACGGATGCCGCGTGTCGCCGGAGGCGATTGCTTTGATATCCAC